CTATGAATAGTTTCGCTGCGATTGCGACGTCATCGGACAATGAATCAATTGCACGTCTGTATGATGGTTTTGGTCCAAGATTGAATCTATTGTGGTAATAATCGTATATTTCATTTGTGGCAGTTGTGTTACTCGCGACATTCTCATTCTCAAACAATTTATTTCTGAAGAAGAAGTGGAGTGTTTTTACACGATTTTCTGGCGTGAGTTCAAATTTGACTCTATTCTCACCGGGTTCTATGTCAAATTTAGGGTGAGTTTTAAAAACATCGGTTATCATTTCGTATTTTTTAGACGTGTAAAAGAGACGTTCTTCGGGTGTGAGTGTAATTTCTTCGGTAATGATATCAAAATCCTGTACTGACAAGGTAACTGGATCATCTGTGAAGAACGCCTGTGGTCTGAATTCAATTTCAAATTCGAGTTTTTGTTTATTAATGGCACATAATGGAAAATACGGTCTATTGTGTATGTTTGTTTCATAATCGGACGATTCATAAGCTCTAGAAAAGAAAAATGGGATAGGTACATACACGGATGTATCGAGACCTCTAAAAAAATTAAGATTTTGGTTGAGCACAGATTCTCTATACAAAAAACGTCCATCTGTGTATATTCTGCTCACGCTTTCGGATTGATCTAAATACATTTCATCGTATATGAATCCTATATCATCCTTGTATATTTCAATTATATTCTCGTCTACGCGCATGGTGATAGATTTGAATAAATGTCTCCCCACACGATCCGCGTAATTATATTGTGTATTTGAAAGTCCGGGTAAATTTAATTTAATGTACATATTCGAAAGAAGATCTCCCATATCTTGTGGTCTAAATGTAACTTTTATACTTTGACCGAAAGGCCATCCATCTGAGGCACTTGAAGGTTTATTCACATTAAAACTTCTATGAAATTTTCTAAAATTAGAGTGTCGTTTTGGTTCGTAGTTAAAGAGTGAATCTCCACCCAAAAGATACGTGTCCTGACCACCTATGGCTGCCAGACAAAGTGCGGCACCGGTATCTGGACCAGATCTATCGCACATACTACTTATTGCTTATATATTTTTAAATCCATTTTCCACATGGATATGTGACTCGTGGCAGCCAATTTTTCAAGTTCACGTTCAATGGCTTCAGTCTCTTCATTGAGTGTTTGTACAGCTTCTTTCGTGTACTGGTACGTCTTAATGTTGAGTAAATAATCATATGAACCATCAACTGTATCATACGACTTTGAAATCTCATTCTCGAGTTCACTCTTTTTTCTTTTGAATACGATAATGCGCTCGTTAATGACTGCGTCTACAAATCGAGACATGTTTTTTAGTTTAGTTGATTTTTCTGTGAGAACTTGGAGAAGGTGTGCTTTTCTTTTCTTGTACGCATCGATTCTGATTTCTACAAAATCTTCCAAAATTTCTTCGGGACTCGCATACTTTTTGATACCCTTTGTTGGGTGGAACAAATGCATGTTACTCACGTGAAACGATTTTTGAAGCTTGAAATCCTTGACAAGATTCTTGCCATTGTATCCAGTGATAGTGAAATCCACGTCTTCTGTCGTACTGTTGTTTACAAAACCTGAGATGACTTTCTTTTCTGCGAGACCATCGAGGTATTCCTTATAGTCTTGTGTCCATCGCCCTGGTGGAAGTTCTGTAATTTTAATGTTTGTTCCAGAACTGTTGCTCGTCCATACACCCTCTGTAATCCAGAGACCTTCCTCATTTTTGAATACACGACCCTTGAACTTGTCAAACCACGGTTTCATTTCTTTGAGTGTTTCGCCGTAAATAGCTCGTTCTATGTTTTCACATATATCCTTTGGGTTGAATGGTGGTACATAACAACTAAACCCCGTTCCGATGCCTTCGGTACCATTGATGAGTACTGTCGGTAACACTGGCACGTAATATTCTGGTTCAATGAGTCTACCATCATCATCGAGATACTTGAGTACCGCGTCATCTCTGGCATCAAAAAGTTTCCTCGCGTCCTTTGTGAGTTTTGTGAAAATGTACCTCGTTTGGCTTGCATCCTTACCACCCATGAGTCTCGTACCGAACTGACCACATGGCTCAAGAAGGTTGATGTTGTTCGAACCCGTAAAATTGTGTGCTAATTTTACGATTGTATCCGCGAGAGACACTTCTCCGTGATGGTACGCCGATGTTTCTGCAACGTATGCAGCTAACTGTGCCACTTTCATTTCATTCGTCAGATTCTTCTTGAAACATGAATACATCACTTTTCTTTGTGAAGGCTTGAGACCATCACACATGTGTGCAATGGAACGTTTCAAATCTGCGAGACTGAAATTTACCAGATCTTTGTGAATGAATTCTGTGATGTTGATTCGTTCGACATTTCCATATGGAATTTCGAGTTCGGAACTTTCCTTTTCTGTGCTCTCCAAAAGCCATGTTTTACGAGAATCAGCCTTAGTTTTATCGAATGCGAGAACGACAGATTCGTCTGTCTTCTCGTCTGTGTCAAATTTGACCGTGAGCTTTTCGATATTCTTGAAATATTCCCTCGCTTCCGCTGACGTAGACGTACCGAGACCCTTGTAGTATTTGATCTTCCATCCCGGTTTTCCATTTCCGTACCACATTCTAAACATAGAATCGGTGTAGAATGACATAGTCTGCGAACCTTTGGTCGCCTTAATAATAGGTGTGACCATGCTCACTACAAAATTTAGGTCGAGTAAACTCGGCCAAAAGTAATGAATCATATTGAGTACTAGACCTTTGATATGACTCCCATCCGTATCGGCATCCGTCATGATCATGAGACGACCGTACCGGAGTTCACTGAGGGTGGTATACACTTTACCTTGTTGCAAACCTAGAATCTTCTTGAGGTCACTAAACTCTTTATTCTCTGTGAGTTGTTTGACAGATGCATCTCTCACATTTTTGCACTTCCCGCGAAGTGGAAATACCCCATAATAATCGCGTCCAACGACCGAGAGTCCAGCGACTGCGAGTGATTTCGCTGAATCACCTTCTGTGACGATGAGTGTGCACTTCTCAGATTGCACAGTACCCGCCTTGTTTGCATCATCTAACTTTGGAATGCCAGTGATTTTAGACTTCCTCGCGCCATCAGACTTTTGAAGCTCTTTCATCTCTTTGAATTTAGAGAGTGCCATGAGTTCTGATTGCACATTCGTCTTGAGAATGTCCTTGATGAGTTTCTTTGTTGGTTCGAATTTGCTCCCAAATTCTTGTGGTTTAAGTGTGCACTCGGACTTAACCTGACTACTGAATGTTGGGTTCACAAGTGTTGATTTCACAAACACCATAAACGCATTCTTGACTTGTTGTGGTTTGAGTTTGATTTTCTTTGCCATTTCATCGATGATATTCGACGCGAGAATTCCAGCCACGTGGTCTACATGACTTCCACCTTTGGTCGTACAAATACCATTAACGAAAGAGACTTGTTCGAATCCATCTTCCGAAGGTGCAACACATACCGACCATCTATCCGATGTAAACATACAAACTTCGTCGGATTTTGTGTGCATTTTTGCATATTCATTAAATGCAGTCTTTTGGAGCGCTTCTCCTTGAAACTTGACTTTGCAATTCGGTGTGGTACAGATGCTTGCGTCATAGACACGCTTCTCGAAAATCTTGAATATGTAATCATCCATGGCTTTCATACCAAACCTAGACCAATCGGGTGTAAACGTCACACATACACTCGAGGTCGCTCCCGAATAGCTACGCATCTTCGGCTTTCCACACGTTTTCATATTGTCCGCCCACTCTTGTGTGTATGTCGTCTTGTTTTCTGAATCCTTGATTTTGATAGAGAATTTGCTCGAGTATACGTTCGTGAGCTTTGCACCGTATCCATTTCTACCACCGACAACGCGTTGTTGCGAATCATCATAGTTCGTACTCGTGAGAAGATGTCCGAACGTGAGTTCTGGATTCCAAATCTTTTCTTTTTCGTGTTCCTTGACCGCGATACCACCGAGGGGACCATTATTCTCGATACTTATTTCACCTTTTTCTTTGTCTACGTTGACGGAGATGGACGTTACCTGTTTCGGGTAGAGTGAATTACGGTCGATGGCATTAACGAGAATTTCATCAAAAATCTTGAGAAGCGCTGGTGCGTAGATGATTGTTTTCTTTTCGAAACCGTCACCTTCCTTGACCCAATATTCTTCACCAACGCGAGCAACAGGACCAACATACGAGTCGGGTCTTTTTAAGATATGTTCCACGTGGGTAAGCTTTTGGATGCTTTCACTCATTTTTTTACTTGATTTTTAATAAACGAGGCTTCCACTTAAGCTATTTTTAAAACCAAAGGTAGGGGTATTTGATTATATCAGTGTGCGGTAATAATCACGTAAATTTATATATTAATTTATATCATGAACATACATGAAATAAAAAATTTTGTGTCAGCTAATGTGTGTGACCTTATTGTAAGTGAGATACCAATTACACCCACCATACCCATGGATAAAGTATTTCCATTTTATGCTGGTAGAAATAGATATATGGATGACTTTCCATCGAAGAATGTATTAAAGGACATTTTAGATAAAATTACAAATAAATCATCGGAAATATTTAAACATAAATTGGGGGTCACTTACGGTGACGTGGTGACGTGGTATACCGGTCAATCAATGGAACCACATTGTGATACACGAAGTCTTATTACTGGATTTCCTTCTCGTGGTTGTGAAAACAGGGACTATACCGCTATATTGTATCTTAACGATGACTTCGACGGTGGTAAACTATATTTCCCTGAGTTACTTGTGAGTATTAATCCAGAAAAGGGAAAACTCGTTTTATTCCCATCTAATATAGATTATGTGCATGGTATAAGCATAATATCACGTGGTATTAGGTATTCAATTCCGATATGGTTTCATATAATAAAAAATACCTAAGTCACCTCAATCCAATCTTATAATTATACTATTCTGAAGATGTCTTACGAACAGTGCCTCACTGATGCTATGCGCATGTACCGGGTGGATTCGCCAACCGATAGATGTAAGAAACTTGCACACGCAACGTGGAAGATGAAACAAAAATACGCACAAATCCGAAAAGAAAAGGAAAGTAAAGTTATTCGATTTTTAGACAAAGCACCTGAACAGGTCGTAGAAAAAAGGCGTACGTTACAGATTTGCCAGGCAGTGACATTATCTGGCAAATCGTGTGGGTTTAGGGCTACGTGTGGTGAATTCTGTAAGAAACATCAACCAAAGTTAAAATATTAGTGTATTGTAAATGTTAGATCAGGAAACATTGAGACCAGTTATAATTGCCATGTCCCTCTACGTCGCGATTGCAAAAATTGTCCCCGAAAATGTGAAGAAGCCCACGAACATTGGTTTTATAGATGATATCGTCGCCATGCTCATCGCCCAAAAGGGTGCCATCGCTTCAGGCGCCATTCTCACGGGTCTCATTGTATTCATTACCAATTACATCATCGATGAATTGTTGTGATACGTGTTCTTTCCCAACCATCAACTTCGTGTGTGAGTGATCCATGTATCTCAGTCGTTTTTCATACGCATCATTCATGAATTCCAAGAGTTGTTCTTTGTTTGGTTTGCCCCACTGCATACCTTTCTTAAACAAGAAGTCATCATTCTGCAACTCTTGAAGTTCACAATCGATCGTGTACGGTGTTTTCACATACTCCGGTGCTCCCCCATAATTTGTGATGATGACCGGTTTGTCACGCATCGCCGCTTCGACAGCACCCATACCCACACCTTCCGAACTCGAGAAGCTGACGTAACAGTCGGATAGTCGGTGTATTTTGTCCATTTCGTCATCGGATACCAGACCATTTATGACTTCTACGTTTGGTAGTTTGATTTGGATAGGCTTGTTACACGTAGCTTTAATAATGAGTTTTGTATCTGGTTTATTCAACCGGATAAATGACTCAAGAATATCTTTAAAATTTTTACGTTGATCCATGATATTCCCTATGTGATAAAATGTATATATGTCTTGGTGTGGTATATGGGCTCGAATGACATAAAATTCAGTGTCTGGGAATTGCCTCGAGAATACCTTTTTGCAAAACTCACTCGGAACTGCGATTCGTTCAAAAAACGAAAACAGTTTACCGTAATCTTCGTGTACGGTCTCAGTTTCACAGACGGTCATACAGTGTAGATGTTTGATCTTATGTTTGAGTTCTGGTATTTTTTGAAACCAATACTCGATAGGTAAGGCGAATATGAATGCTCTTTCACACACGGGTATTTCATTTTGAATTTCAATATACTTCCAATCTGGGAAAAGTTCAGTGTATTTTTTGGCATGTTGTCCTATTCCACTCAGAAGACTTGGTCCTATGACGAGCATTACATTTAAAGATAATATTTCCTTTATGTATATTACAATGGAATCTCTCAGGCAAGAAATCCGTGATGAAATGAAGTCTCTTCGCATCAATAAAACGCACGTCTATGACATATTGTTGCGTTTGATCGATGAAATTGATGGGGACAAACCAGTGTCCACGCCAGTTGCGAAGACCGAACCAGTTACCCCAACTCCAACTCCAACCCCAGAACCCGTAACTCCAGCCCCTGAACCGGAACCAGAAACACCAAAGGTGGTCAAAAAAGTGATTCGACGGGTTAAAAAGAAGGTTGAGGCATAGGCGCCGGTTTAGGCATTATGTAGTAAACACCTCCTAATATTAAAACTATCATTATAACGAGATAGCTAAATGGGTATTTCTTTGTTTCCTTTCTAGCTTTCTCTAATTGTTCGGCATCTGGTAATTTCTTTACGTTATGGTTAAGGTCATCTATTTTAGACATTAATCGATCGAGTGCTTCCAAAATTTGAACCTCTTTATTTCGTGGTTTTTCCTTCACGTCTATGGTTGTTATTTCTATTATCATATAGAACGACACACTTGGTTTTAATAGTTCGTAGTCACCATCACCCTGAGACTCATAAAGTTTAAAATGTGTTTTTTGTATTGATATAGGATTAAACAACGCCGTCTCTCTGTGAAATGACTTCCATTGTTTGTCTCTTATGATAAATGTGTTACTTCCAGAAAAGCTTCTTTCAAGTGGTATTCGTGCGAGTATTTCGCCATTTCTTTCATCCAGTATCTGTGCCCGTTTTGGTATATCTTCGCATACTATATCTATGTACTTAGAAACATTGGTAGTTCCAGTGCCATCACTTTCACCGACTTGAGTCACATAAAAATCTACAACTTTAAATCCAATCACCTTTGTCATGTCTTCCATATGCACGTTTGAATCGAGTGAAAAGTCGATCGTAAATGTGTTATTTGAACCACTCACAAATTCTGAATCTACTGTCACGTACTGAACTTTCTTTGGAACTTCGTGTAGGTTCATCTTGTAGTTAAGTTAGATAAAAAAAGAGGGGTATAAACACATATATGTGGTGGCTTTATCCCCGTGCATTTTGTTATTCTTTAAAGACGACTTGCATTTACAAATTTGTAAAAGCTTCTATAGTGTTTATTGCACACGTGCCCGAATACATCGAATATTCAATTGACGACTTTCGTTGGTCTAAACTTACCGAATACCCTCGACAGTTTTTGCGTACGGTTCAATCCGAAAAAAAGAAACTTGAAGAAGAACATCTCAGTAAAAATAAAGAAGAATGAGTTTATACAATTTATTTTTTAACTTTTTTGCGCCTAAGTCTATGAGAGACGATCTAAAATGTAAAATTGATAAAGGTGACTACGAAGTAGTCGTCGCTTTTAACGAAGTAGGTGAAGAAGTTATTCTTGAATTTCCCAAGGCTTATAAAGGAATTGTGAGTGTATAATGCAAAATGGTTGCACGACCAGTGACTTCCGCCTCGCTTTCTGTCAAGCCACGAACACTCTCTGTACGGACGTCCAACTCATCATATG